GTGAGCTCTTGTTCACAAAGATCCAGCTTTTCAGAACGCTGGACTTTATGTGCACCAAAGAAAAGACCCGTATTAAGAAACGGGATCTTATACGGTGTAGAGTCAACCACTTTAATGTTATAGTGGAAACTCTCCGAATTAATATTCGCATACACCGGGTGCCAATAGGCTTTCCCTACACTCATTTTAAGACCAACTGAACCAGAAAGTTCAGAATGACGAGTGTAGTCGGTTTGAGAACCGACATAGAGCATATCGTCCCCGTTTATTAGAACGGTAGAAAGACGATCCTTAGTGGACCAATTGTCCTGCTTAATAGCCATATTACTAAGGTAAACACCCAGGTTTGCTAAACAAAGAACTGGGAAGCTCAATATGGAGCCCATCAACTGACCCGACACTTGGGTCCCCCCAAAGTGTCGAAGATCAAGACCTACCCCCTCAGAATCGGGGTAATATAGGTCATGTGGACCGAGGCAAAGAAAGGCCTCTTCACGTACCTTCGGATCAAGGTACTGAATCAAATAGAATAATATTCGAGAAGAATATTTCCATGAAAGTCCATCTGTGGCCGCCTTATAGTCTATCGACAACCAACCTGCATCATCTGTCCGGTTCTTTTCCGTGACAAGATCGATGAGATCAGTTGGAGACAAGGTTCGGCCGATCAGTCGAAAACAAGGCATGCGACGCAAAGTTTTATGCATCGCCTTTTGGAGAGGTCTCATTCTAGAGTAGAGATGGGCAGGGCCCTTACTTATTACTCTCCCCTTAAGGGGTTCTAGAATTATCTGAACTTTAGCCGATGGTCTAACCATATCGGGTTCGAGACTACTTAAATTCTCCCATTCATCGCGACCATAGGTCGTGCGGATCTCAACCACCTGATGGTGTAAGCATCCGTCCTTCGTATTAATATGAGGAATGACAGTCATCCTTTCTAACTCCGTACCACGGTCTGAGACACTTAAATGTGCCAGACTGCGCAACTCTCTTTGTTGCCCACCCTTAGATCTAGAGCGCTCATAGCAAGCACTCTTAGATGGTGTAGTCTCCTCCCACTTGGGACCTTTGGAGAAATGTTTCTCAACGCCGCGAGCGGCTCTTTCGAGAACACGGAGGAAAGTCTTATCCTTGAAAATCTTAGCGATTGCAAGGTCATCACCCTGATCTGGGGATGTTAGACTCTCTTGATGATCTAAATAGGTTTGTTCCACAAGATCAGGACTGCACTCTAGTGCACATCTTTTGATTTGGAACCATGAAAACCATAAGTGTGTATTTCTTCGGTTGAAAACACGAAGGCGGTTTCTTAAC